GTCATGTAGGATCATCTATAGTTAATCTGTATTATGGTAAACCAAATACAAAGGTAACAGTCCTGGCAACTAAAAAAGAAAATGATCTTCTAAGCTACTATAATGTTATTTTAACAAACAATGGAATAGAAGTTGATAATGTATTGTTACCAGAAATTATTGATGGAAGTGTATCTGAGGCTATGACAAAGTATGTATTGGAGTACCATGGAATTTGATTTTAGCAATCTAATTGATATATTAGATGGAGAAGAGTTTGAAGAAAGACCAGTAGACCTAAGAACTTTTGTGCAGAGTCCAGAATATTTAGGTCTCCCACCATTGTCTGAATATCAGCATACCCTCATTGAAAAAAGTTCACAGATTTATAAAGAGTCTACACTGATTAAGCTTTTTGGTGAAGATGAAGGCGTCAGAATGTTTAAGCAAACAGCTAACGAAGTTGTTGCCCAGCTTGGCAAGGGTTCTGGAAAAGATTACTGCTCTACAATATCAGTAGCGTATATAGTATATTTACTGTTGTGCCTTAAAGATCCAGCAACCTATTATGGCAAGCCTCCTGGGGACTCAATTGATATTATTAATATTGCTATTAACTCTCAGCAAGCAAACAATGTTTTCTTTAAGGGATTTAAAACACGAATAGATAAGTCTCCATGGTTTACTGGAAAATACGAAGCAAAAGCTTCTGAAATGAAGTTTGATAAGGCCATAACAGTACACTCAGGACACTCAGAGCGTGAAGCGTGGGAAGGTTATAACGTTATCGTAATCATTCTCGATGAAATTTCAGGCTTTGCTACAGAGAATACAACTGGTCATGAGCAAGCTAAAACTGGTGGAGCTATATATGATATGTATAGAGCATCGGTAGACTCACGTTTTCCAGACTTTGGTAAAGTTATTCTTCTGTCATTTCCTAGATATAAAAATGATTATATTCAGCAAAGATATAATGATGTTGTGGCGGAAAAAGAAGTTGTAACTAGAACTCATCATTTTAAGCTAGACGATGATCTTCCAGATGGAACAGAAGGTAACGAATTTGATATTGAGTGGGAAGAAGACCACATCATCTCGTACAAGTATCCTAAAATGTATGCGCTTAAAAGACCCACATGGGAAGTAAATCCAGTAAGAAAGATTGAAGACTTTAAGGTTGCGTTCTACAAGAATGCACCAGATGCCTTGGGAAGATTTGCCTGCATGCCAACAGATGCAGTAGATGCATTTTTTAAATCCAGAGAAAAAATTGAGAATGCATTTAAGAACACAGCCTTAGCTGTGGATAACTTTGGAAGATTTGAAGACTGGTTTGCACCAGACCCAGATAAAGAATATTTTATACACGTCGACCTTGCACAAAAGCATGACCATTGTGCAGTAGCAATGTCACACGTAAAAAAGTGGGTTAATGTTAAGGTGACAGATACATATTCTCAGCCAGCACCTATTGTTGAAGTAGACGTTGTAAGATATTGGACACCAACTCCAGATAAGTCTGTAGATTTTACAGAAGTAAAAGATTACATATTGTCTTTAAGGTCTAAAGGGTTTAAGGTAAAAGTTTGTACATTTGACAGGTGGAACTCACACGATATGATGCAGCAACTAAAGCAGTATGGAATTAATACAGAAACGCTATCTGTTGCCAAAAAACATTACGACGATATGGCAATGGTTGTGGCAGAAGATAGGCTGGATGGCCCACACATTCCTCTGCTTATAGATGAATTGCTTCAACTTAAAATTATGAGAGATAGAGTTGATCACCCTAGAAAAGGATCTAAAGACTTAGCTGACGCTGTATGCGGATCTATATTTAATGCAATTAAAAGAAGTAGGCCCGACAACAATGAAGAAATAGATATTCACACCTACAGTTCCTTGAAATGGGATAGGCAGGATGAAGACGACACAACTGTTTTAAATATGATAAGAGCACCAAGAATGCCTCAAAACTTATCAAATGCACTAGAAGGAATGGAAATAATATGAGTATATATCAAGAGCAAGCTAAAGAGTGTAAGTGCTGTGGTAAGCACGTTCCTCTACCAACCACATTAAAAGAGTATCAGGGGGTTATTTTGTGCCCAACAAGCTTTGCAAATGTTCTTGAATATAAAAGAATTTGGAAATCTATTGGTGGCCGACCAAGCGGAAGCATAAGAAAACATTTTTCTGATTATGTTCAGCAAGTAGTAGAGAACACTATTGACAAAACTGAAAACGTTCAGTTATAATAAAACTAGGCAACAATAGCTTAGTTGGTTAAAGCCCCGAACTCATAATTCGGTAATCGTAGGTTCAAGTCCTACTTGTTGCACAGGGGAGGCAATATGACAGAAGAAGAAGATCAGCATGACTCAGATAGACTGGCGTATTATATAGAAATAGGTGCCGTTAGTTTAGAGGGCGTAGATGAAAGCGGAGAGCTTATTTATTCTATTAGCGAAGACGCAGAGACTTTAGCTCCAGAATTGTGGCAATCTCATACTGAATATGTAGATAGGTCTTTGATTGAACTGTATGAGCAGGGCTTGGTTGAAGTTGAATACGATGAGAACCTAGAGGCAACTTTTCATATTAGTCCAGAAGGTCAAAAAATAGCTAAAGAAAAAGGTTTAATCGAAATGGAATTTAATAAAGATATTCCAAACGACTAGAATATGGTATAATTACACTAGGTCGCCAATAGGGGCCTATAAATTAACTTATTCGCTTGAAGGAGGAATAAAATGGTAACAACATATACATGGGATCTTTTCAAGGATCCTTTTTTTATTGGCTTTAATCGTGAACTTGAAAGAATGTCTAACGTGCACAGTGCTGCATCTCGTCAGTCATATCCACCATACGATGTATTAAAGCTAGATGAGGATACATTCTTAGTATCTCTTGCAGTGGCAGGATTCACAAAAGAAGACATTAATCTATCTGTAGATAACGGTACATTAGTTATTTCTGGAGAAATTACTGAAGTTACAGATGCAGAAGTTTTACATAAAGGAATTGCTGCACGTAAATTTACAAGGTCTTTTGCCCTCGGAGAGTACATGGAAGTATCTAGCGCTTCTCTAAAGGACGGCATGCTTAATATCAGTATTAGCCGCTTAGTCCCAGAAGACAAGAAGCCAAAGACCATAAAAATTAAATAATAGTATAATGGAGATCTGCACCCCGTCACTGGGGAGTCGCAGACTATTCGGGTCGCTACCCGAAAGATGGACCTGAGCACGTCCGCAAACTGCTCTTTAATATTTTAGGAGAATAATGTTTGAGTACAGAATTAAGCAAGTAACAAAAATTGTAGATGGAGACACAGTAGATGTCGACATAGATTTAGGATTTAGCATTTCATATGCTCAAAGACTTAGACTGGCAGGAATTGATACCCCAGAGTCTAGAACTACCGATAAACTTGAAAAGACATTAGGTCTCGAATCAAAAGAATATCTTAAGTCTAAGTTTAAAGACGCAAATGTTATTGTTGTAAAAACAGAAAAGCCAGACAGCACAGAAAAGTATGGTCGCATACTTGGCTGGATTTACATAGACGGCAACACAAAGTCTATTAACGAACAGATGATTGAAGATGGATACGCTTGGGGATACATGGGCGAAACTAAGGTTAAAGATTTTGTAGCCTTAGCAGAGAAGAGAAAAAAGAGCGGTAAGTGATGGCTGTAAATGGCAAGCCAAATATTCATTGGATGCAGAGGTTTGATGGGGGTAGCCCAGAAGAACTCAAAACTTTATCTAACGTACTAGAGTTTGCTGGATATTACTCTACTTTAACCGTATATCACTCACAAATTCCTGACTATTGGATCAAGATAGCCAATATAATTAATCCAGACCATAAATTAAAGTATATGATTGCAATGAGAACATATGCAATAAGCCCAGAATACTGTGCAATGATGTGTGAAGCGTTTAATGAGCTGTCCCCCAACAGGCTGATATTAAATATTGCTGCTGGAGATATACAGTCTGACGAAACTAGCGTATCTGATGTTGTTGCAATATCAAATCTTTTAACAACGCATGAGGATAGGGTAAAATATACTTCTGAGTGGTTAGAAAAATTTACAAACCTGACCTTGCTAAAAAATAAACCAGAAATAGTTATAAGCGGAACATCTAAAGAAACTATTGTAAATGCCAATAATTATGCCGATGCACACCTATCTATGTACTCTAGCTATAAAGATGGGTTAAAAGATTTAATTAAAACAAACAAAAAAATAGTCTCTGGGCCAATAATAATACGTGATACTAAAGAAGAGGCAGAGGATATATATAATCAATTGCCAAACAATATGATTAAAGGGTCTTGCCTTTTTGGTACAGAAAATGAGATAATAGAACAGATAAAAAATATGGGAAAAGAAGGAATAACGGATATTTTAGCAAGCAGAGCTCAGATGGATGATGAGCACTATCGAATACACAGAATGGTAAAAAAAATAAATGATATCTAAAGATGAAGTAAGTCAAATGATTGAGCAGGCCAGGTCTGACAAGAAGATCCTGCAGATAAAATCGATGTTTATTAATGTGCCAAAGTGGGATCAATTCATTAATCATTTAGATTATCATTTTAACACTACGCCAGAAGGCCCTCAAGAAGAGTCTGATGAATGGCACACAATACATAATGGGACTGTTGCTAAAACTGGTTATTATTTCCATGTCAGAGAAGCAACATCAAAGGGTGAGTTTACTTTTTTCCCAGAATGTAAAGATGTGGTTAATTTTTTCAACGAAGTGTATGACGAAAAAACTAACGGAGGTGGAACATTCTTGAATATAGTTGGCAACGGCATGATGGTTCCAACGCATGTAGATGATGTAGACAGCGTGTTTTGGCAATGTCAAGGATCAACAATTTGGCAAGTATTTTTAAACAAAGATGATCAGGGTAGAGGGATAGAACCAATACAGACAGTAACAGTGGAACCAGGAGATATAATCGTTGTTCCCAGGGGAGTATTCCATGGATTAAACCCACATGTTTCAAGAGCAGCTATAGCATTCAGATATAAAGAGGTGCGGGAATAGATGCCAATCTATGAATACAAATGCGAATGTTCTCCAGAAGATATTGTATCAAAAGAAAGATCTATAAATTCTGTTGAGCCAAACTACTTGTGTAACCTATGTGGTAAAAAAATGCAGAGACATTACGGTTCTTTTGGTATACAGTTTAAAGGCAATGGCTTCTACAAAACAGATAATATTAAATAACAACATGGTATAATTAACTAAGTAAGCAAAGATATTGCATTACTTAGGAGATACCTAGTTGACTAGAAAGTTAAAGTATTTTTTAACCAGCCTTTTTATAATCGGCTGGCTTTTCCTTTTTAGTCCTAACTTTGCTAATGCTAATGAGCCACCAGCCCCCTCAGAGCAAGTTGTTGTAAGCCCTGCACAGCAGGCAGTAAATACAGCCATTGCAACCGCAACTACAGAAGTTGCACAGGCCATAGCAGCATCAGATACGTCCACTGTCACAACAGCAACAGCTGTACAGGCAGTAACAGCATCTAATGCCGCAGTAACTGCCGCAACAACGGCTGTGACTGCAGCAACTACAGCAGTGGCGGAAGTGTCTAATGTGTCCACAGCCGTAGAAACAGCGACAGCGGTTGTTCAAACAATTACTTCAACGGTAGCATCCGTTACACAAGCGGTAGCAGCAATTCCAGTAAGTGCTACAACTCAAACACCAGAAGTTGCTACAGCACAAGTAGCTGTTACAGCAGCGGTTCCCGTTATTGAATCTGCAACTGCAACGGTTATAGCAACAGCATCCCCTTTAATGCCTGAAACCCCCACTACAGTTACTCAAGTAGCAACCGCAATTACAACAGAAGTAGCACAGGCTGCAACAGCTTCTACTGCAATACAGGTAGCTCAGGCGGCAATAGATACCGCAACGGCCACAGTAGCAACAGCAACTACGGCTGTAGCAGCAGTAACTCCTGCACGGACAGAGGCTCAAACACAATTAACTCAAGCAAACGTAGCAATTAATAATGCTCAAGATGCAGTCAATGCCCTTGCTGCAACTATTGGTACAACCACAAATGTTTTATCTAATGTAGATGATGCTGGTGTTCGCATGAATCTTCCATTTAATTTACAGATGGGCGGAGTCACATATAATAATGTTTTTGTAGGATCTAATGCGACAATCACCTTTGGAGTAAATGAGGGTGCAAATTATTATTCTACACCTAATGCACCTTCCATTTCTATAGCAGGGTATGACTGGACTACTTGGAGTAATGGATCTGGAATTACATACTCAACAACTACCAATACACTTAGCGTTGCTTGGGATCTTAGAGTTTATCCTTTGCAAACAGCAGAAACACAAATGACTCAAGTTAGATTTAATGCGGATGTTAATCCTTCAGATGGTGCCTGGCAGGCAGATGTAAGCGTGACTGGACCAATCCCAAATGGTGCTAGATTTAACGTAAGAGAAACTACAAATGGTCCCGTAACAAATATTAGTAATACAAGCACTACTACGGGATTTACTGGAACAATTAGTCAAGGCGCTGCATTTACTCCCACCCCTGATCCAGACAATTCAACAGTCTTGGCAGCAATTGATACAGCAAATGCACAAATTGCTACATTAAACTCAGCAGTTACTGCTATTGTTGCAACAAATACAGCAAATACAAATACAGTTATTGCACCAATTGCAACTGTTTCACAAAATACTGTAACGGCATTATCAACAGCAAGCACAACATTGACTGAAAAGGTGGCAGACCTTGCAATTGTTTCTACAGCCGTAGAAAAAGTAACTACAGCACCTACAATAGTGGCAGCAGCTCAAACAGTAATTGATGCAGTTCCTGCACCAGCGCCCTTGCCAGCCCCTGCTCCACCTGCACCAGTTGAACCACCCGTAGTCGTGCCACCTGTAGACACTACACCCGTAGTCGTGCCACCTGTAGACACTACACCCGTAGTCGTGCCACCTGTAGACACTACACCCGTAGTCGTGCCACCTGTAGACACTACACC